GACGGGACAAAAAAGATGATAAACTTCATGTTCTCGTTCTTAAAGGAACTGGGGGCTACAAAGGTTCAGTTACAGGATGAATCTACGATTATGTGTAATGGAAAGGAGGTGAGTCTCATGTGGTTTTCGTTTATGAAATACGGACAGACATGGTATGAACGAAATTTTGGGATTCATCCTACCGAGCGACACCTACAAAAATATGAGACAGTGAAAGACAACTGGAGGCGAAGCAATTATGGCCCTTTACCCTGCGAGGCCTTTACCGATGACTTTGTAGACAAATTAGCCAAGGAACTCGACTTCACCTTCTACCGAAATATAGTTTGGGAAAAGGATCTGTAAGTATATAATATGTTCGTTGTTCTGGTGGGCGGATACGTGAACCAACGCGATCGATTCTTCGAAGAGATGGACGCGAACGATCAACACGTTGTGTGGATTAACGACAGGCGGCAATTCTACTACATTGCCGATCTCTTCGTGAATTTCGGGGAAGGCGCAAATATTCCGATGGGCAAGAAGTCGATTACGTGGTCTGGAAATAATCAGGAAACCATCGCCCTTGTCTATAAAACTCTCGGTCTAGAATAATGTTTGATATCCTCTGGATCTTCGGTGGGTTTCTTGTCGGAATGATCGTGACCACTATCTTTGTTCCGCCGCAGACGTCCAAGAAACTAGTCCCCGATATCAAGAAACCCGATATGGTTCTGCGCAATCCCAAGGTCGAGAACGGATGTTTCCGCGCCGCCGCGTACGAGGTTCAGTGCACCGACGGCATTGATTTTCTAAACCAGTAATGTAATAGAAATGGAGATCAGCAAAGTCCTGAAAAAACCCGAAGCAAACTACTTCTTCTCGTTTGTGATTGGGATAGGTATCGCGGTCCTGATGTTTCATCGCCCCCAGACAGAGATTGATGTGTGCGCTCTACCTATGGACGAACTGAAAAAGATGGTCACACGAGTGGATGGAAAGTGCTATCGGTATAAAGTGGAGGATGCGTCGTGTCCCGACGCGAGACTTTCACTCTAGATACTATAAACGAATGGACGCCACCCCTCTTGACCAGCTGATGCCCCCGGGAGGTTCGCAGCAGCCCGCGATGTCCCTGCCGTCTTCGACAACGTACCCGCAGATGATCACCCCTGGAACATCTGCCGCTATCTATACTCCGCCGCCGCCGTCCCAGGTAGGTGGGATACACCCTTATGCCGCCAAGACGGTTCTTAAGAGCATTATGACGTATGTCTCGGTGTTTTGCGCGGTGTTTATCGTTTCGCTCACCCAGGTACAGTCCCTGGTTCTTCGCTACATCCCGAACACCTACGCCGGTTCGGGTGTTGTCTCGCTCACGGGCGCGGCCGTTCTTGGCGGTCTAGGAGTTGTTCTGGTTTATATTCTTCAGACCCTTCTCCAGCCCCTCGTTTAGGCATAAAACGGATAAATTGTCGAAAAATACAGTCTGTCTCATACTCAAACATACATGGACATTCGTCAAGGAGACTGCCTTGATCTTCTGAAAACTCTCTCTCCACAGAGTATTCAGACGATTTATTTAGACCCACCCTTTAACAGCGATCGAACGTATACGTTGAGCGCGGCCGGCGGACCAGGATTCGAAGATCATTGGACCGATGAAACGTATCGCGAATTCGTCAAGACTGTGATTGATTTGTGTGTACCCCTTCTGAAACCCAACGGATCTCTCTTCTTCCACATTTCCTCTGAACAGATGTTTATCCCCGAAAGCATTCTGCGAGCGGCCTTCAGTATCGTGAAACCTATTGTCTGGAAACGGTGTAGATCAAAAAACAATATCAAGAACAATCTTGGATCTTCGATTGATATGATCTTCTGGTGTACCCAGACTCCGAAACGTAAATTTCATATGGTCTACCAACCTCTTGATTCTCATTACCTGAACAATTCATTCAAGAATTCCGATGCGCGCGGCCACTATTCGTTGGGACATCTAGTGTGCGACAAAACACGTACCGGGTACGACTACGAATTCACGATCGAAGGAAAGATGTTTCATCCGTCCAAAGGATGGCGCATCTCGAAAGAAGAGATGGAAAAACTTCAGGGAGAAAACCGCTTGTATGTTCCCAAAGGGAAAAAGGCGAACCTGTACAAGAAACTGTACAAGGACGAAAGCCCAGGAAAACCCTGTCTCGATATCTGGGACGATATCTTCTCGATCGCCCAAGGATCCGAGATTCGTCATTATCCAACCGCCAAACCTCTCAAACTACTTGAGCGGATCGTAGATATGACCACCGATGAAGGGGATACGGTCCTGGACCCAATGGCCGGATCGGGAACTATGGGAGAGGCATGTAAACTGAAAAATAGACTGGCGGTTTTATTTGATCGGAATCCAGAGGCGATTGCGATTATCAGAGAACGACTGATTTCACCCGAGACAGTAGGGACTTGACCGCATCCTGCTGGAGTTTGAGCGTGTGAATACTCGACTTATTTTTTGACGTGGGAAGACCGAGGAAGGCGCCAATACCGTTATTGAGGACGAGACGAATACGGAGAGTCGTGCTGGCCCCCACTCCCGCCCGCCGGCGCCAGATAGTGGCCGAAGTCCGTGCGCGAGGAGTGGACTTCAGGAAGAACTCGTCGTCCTCGCGTACCTGGAAGGCGTCAATCTCGGAGTGCTCGAAGACAATGAGACGCCGGGTCTCCAGATCGTTCACGCACATCCACCGAGGTGAACGGCGAGTACACGTCTCGAGAAGTGTCTTGATGTGAGAAGACTTCAGTTCCGTCAGAGTGTTCGCGAGGCAGTGTGTGACCTGCTTGCGCGTTTCTGTCTCTGAAAGACCGGCTGTACGAAGACCGGCTAGGGTAGTCTTGAGATCGAAGTCGTCGAGGAAGTCCGAGACGCGTGACGTGTTTATGTAGTCGTACGTGCCGCTCTTGTGTCTCTTGAGCGATATGCCGTCGGAAACAGTCTTGTCCGGGCTGTGGACGATGTCGATGTCGGAGACCGCGTGTGTGCCTCCGCGGTGGATGAACTGGATATTGGTGCCGTAGATAGATGTGAAGAAGGGAGGAGGAGAGGTGGTCCAGAGTGCTGCGATGTCTGCTTCGTTTCTGATGCCCGCATGATGATTGCGTCCGTCGGTAGGAAATCCTGATTTCTGTCGAGTCATCATTGTTGCCCTTCACTCTTCTAGAGCCGCCTCAATCCGTTTTTGCTCATACGAAAAATCGGATAGGTAAACGTTCCTGTGGTATAATAACATGTCTGAGGTCGAGGCAATTATTGCCCCTTATCGAACACGGTCTCGCGGACCCATATACGATCCAATCGCAGTTGTGTTTGATCGCATTCTTCTTGGTCCCGGAACACACATGACCCCTCGGTTCATGAGGATATATTCAGTGACGAACATCGTCAATTGTGCCGACGAGACTGCGTGTCCATTCTGGGCCCGCCGACATCTAGGTCCTCGGTACACGTGTATGGGTGCCGAAGATACTGAACAGACTGAAATCATTCGTGATTTCTATCCGAGATTTGAAGAGACTATGGACATCTATCTTCGAGACCCTGCTTGCCGAAATGTCTATGTTCATTGTCACGCAGGAATGAATCGGTCGGCCACTCTGGCCATCGCTTACGTCCATCGACGTTTCGGAATCCCGATGATGAAACTGATTGAATCGGTGGCCCGTCAGCGTCCGTGTATCCTTACGAATTCCGCCTTCCGGCGTCAACTGCTAGAATTTGCGTCTCATCCGAAAACATAAGAAGAGGAGGTAAGCATGTGGGCAAACGTTCAAAGCTCTGTCCTACACGCGAACGATAATCCTATTGGAGCCATGAATGCGGGAATGGATGTGGTTCTGGGTCCGTCCTTCGATTACCTCCAAACGATCCAGTCCCCTGCCCAGAAAGGTGTGTCGTCTGACGGATCGTTTGACCAGGTGTCCACCAACATTGGGGCAGTGCGTGGGTACGTCGGAAACCTTATTGAAGGCCCAAAAGTTGGAAGCCAGTTTTTTCGGGATACGGGAGGATACTGTAAGGCGCCCGGGGGAAAGGTTGTGAAACGGTCGACGTACGTCAACAATTACATGGGTGGAGATGATGCCGCGGGAGTTCTAGGAGTCAGTTTCCAGCGGGCGGTTGAAGGGTCGGGTATGGACGGACTAATTCCTGGGATGGGCGGCGATCTGGCGTCGATGAATCCCCTGAAGATTATGAACGGACTGGTGGCCGACGGCATTCCTCCCTGTAAGGCGTATACATGTCCCGTAGTCGATACGAATGGCGGAATCAATACGTCCGACACCCAGTTCTTGACGCCGTCGCTTGAACTGAATATGGGTCTTCCTCCTCCCGGGGCCGGATGCCGCGTTGCCTCAAATCAGGCGAAGTTCGAAGGACCCGCGGCTAAACTTGTTGAGAGTGAAACCGCCACAGAAAAGTTTGCCGATTATCGTTCCGACACGTATCGTATCAACCACGATGTTGTCTACCAACCTGATACCCTTTCGTTCACCCTGTGGGGAGTTGCGCTCGCGTGCGTTCTTGCCTACATCGTCATGAAATAATGGCTTACAGGTGGTCGTCCCAGAGTGATAATAGAACCGTCGTATGTCTTCAGATGTATTCAAGGTGAAAAAGTCTCGCGAAGGAGGTGGAGGAAAGAATCGTGACCAAATCGGGACCTTAGATTCCCTTCATGAGCGTCATATTGAAGATCTACACACCCGCACATCCACGGAGGCAATCGCAGTACTCGATGAGAAAATCATCAAAGTCAAGGTTGATTTGTCGGGAGTGTTTGACCCGTTCGAGTTTTCGGACGTTATGCGATCGACTCGCCTTCAGAAAGAGTTGATTCTTCTGGAAGACGAGAAGTTGCGGGCAGTTGAGAAGTACGATATTCAGAAATATTACCTGGATAGCGGTGATATCATGCTGGATTACTATGCGCCTCTTCAGAAGAAGACCGTATCGAAAATTGATATGGGCGCAACTGCTCAGGGAACATTCGATAAACTTTTTTCAATTACTGAAACCGCAGTGGGTCCATCGAAGAAGAAGATGTTTGACGAGTATATGTCCCGTCGCGGTCTATCCAACGGTCTGAACATTGCCGAGAATGCCGACAATATCAAGAAGATGTCTGAGCATTGTGCACCATGCAACATTCCGCGCGAAGAAATTACGTCCGAAGGTATTCTCGTCTGTCCCAAGTGTGGTTCAGAAGAGTATGCCCTCGTTGTCTCCGACTTCCCGAGTTTCCGTGATCCGCCGAAGGAGCGCAATAATTATGCGTACAAGAAACAGAATCACCTCAACGAGATTCTGAACCAGTTTCAGGCGAAGGAAAGCACGGAGATTCCCGACGATGTGATGAATGAAGTGATTTGTGAAATCAGGAAGCGGCGCATTGAGAATATCGCGCTCTTGACCGAACAGAATATCCGCGAAATCCTCAAGAAGCTGGGACGCAATCGGTACTATGAGCATGCGGCACATATCCTGTCGCGCCTGAACGGTAATCCTCCTCCGACGATTACGCCCGAGATCGAGGACAAGATTCGGGCCATGTTTCAGGAAGTCCAAGCTCCCTACCTTCTATACTGTCCCGACGAGCGCCGGAACTTTCTGTCGTATTCCTACATTATCTACAAATTCTTGGAGCTGCTGGAGCTGGACGAGTACAAGGTCCACTTCCCGCTACTCAAATCCCGCGATCGGCTGATTCAGCACGATGCGATCTGGAAACGTATTTGCGAGTACCTACACTGGGAATTCATTCAGAGCATCTAG